ATCCATTCCTGCCACTCTTCCCAGGATTCTTTTCCGATATTGGTATCCACCAGGAACTGCTTCTTCCCGTTCCGGATTACTCCCGGCATACGCGAAAGTCTGGAAGGGTTCTTGTTCTGTGTGTCCAGCTTTAGCCCGTTCTTTTTACAGATATTGTAAAGATACTCTACACGCTGCCTGTATTCCTTATAATCCGCTGCTTCAATCTTGACGATTGCATGCAGGCTTTTCTTACCGGAGAACACCAGCGCTGCCACTGGAAGTTCAAGCTCTCTGATCAGAGCATTCTGCTGATCAAGATCCATAGCATCCGACTCCACCAGTGCGTACCGAAAATCTGTTACATTCTCATTTTTACAGTCTTTTCCGTCGAGGGGGTTAAAGCGGATCCACGCCCCTGCTTCTGAGTTATAATCCCCGACAACAGCACCGATATCGCCATTACACCGGTTTAACTCCTGGATCAGCTGTCCTGCCGTCCGGTCCCAATTTCCCTTTGTCGGCAGCCACCGTGTTCCCTTTTCGTCTGTTTTCTCCCAGCTTTGTGTAACATAACCGACATTTTCCCCTGCTTCAAACAGTGTTTCGAGGTATCTGATCAGATCCCTTACTGGATCCCAGTTCTTTGGTTCCTGAATCTCTTTTCCCTCTATCCATCCTTTGTCAATAACCACCAGATCATCTTTTTCTCCAATCTGGTCATCCCAGTCCAGTTCATGTCCCGGGTCGCGCTCCGGCATCCATCCTCTTTCCATAGCCATCTGTACGATTGTTCCCGCAGTGACCGGTTCCGATGAGCCATGGAAACTGCCCCATTTCCGAAAACATTCTCCCGAATGGTAACGGGCAGGATCCCCCTGGCTCCACCGGTCCCAGTCCGCCGCTGTATATCCTTCATGTTTTAGCGCCATCCCCACATTGACCCATTCCTGATAGTCCAGATCTGCGGGATGGATGCTGTCCAGTATTTCTAAAAGATCTGCCCTCTGTTCCATCTTCATGCTCCTTTATATTCTGACGGGATAATATCATGCGGGATCCTCCAACCGTTCCCCGCGATCCGGTCAATCAGTTTCTTTGCAGTATCAAACTGCCATGTTCCAACATGCTGAAACCCTCTGCTTTCAAGAAAACGGATCTGCTTTGGCGTGGTAAGTCCTTCCTGCCTGCGTTTGTCCAGACGGTCCAGTAGTTTCGATGCTTTCCCGGCATTGTCAATCTCATCCGGCATGATTCCCAGCTTCTCAAGCGTTTTCTTCTGCTTATCCGAAGGCGGTGCCATTTCCCAGCCAAACGCCGGAATATATCCGGCAAGGTCCTCTGCCTGGATGCTCATCTCAAACTGCAGCGGATCTACCAGCTTGCGCTTCCTGCGCTTCATCTCCGCCAGTTTCTGCGCCAGCGCTTCCTCTCGCTGCGCCACAACATCTTCAGATGCAGTCTTCTCTGCCTCTTCAATGTCTACCGGGCAGCCGGCATCTTTCTCCAGATTCTCTGTCATTTTCTGTGCAACTTCTTCACTCTCGCAGATCAGGTGCGCCGGATGGCAAAGCTCGTGCCTCTCCGTATGCCACAGGAAATCCAGAAGAAGAAGGTGATCTTTCCCGGGTGCAAGCCGGGTGCCGCGTCCAACCATCTGACAATATAGACTTCTCACCTTTGTCGGTCGAAGAACAACGATGCAGTCCACATCCGGGCAGTCCCATCCCTCCGTCAGCAACATGGAGTTGCACAGGACGTTATATTTTCCTTTTGCATAATCCTCCAGTATTACTGCGCGATCCTGACTCTTTCCGTTCACTTCCGCAGCCTGAAAGCCATGGTCATTTAAGATATCCCGAAACTTCTGGCTGGTCTTCACAAGCGGCAGAAATACTACAGTCTTTTTATCTTTACAGTATTTTTCCATCTCCTCCGCAATGCTCTCCAGATACGGATCCAGGGCTGTCCCAAGATCTCCCGCCTTAAAATCTCCGGATTGTACGCCCACACCGGTCAGATCTACCTGTAAGGGAATTGTTACCGCTTTGATTGGCGACAGATATCCTTCTTTGATTGCTTTCGGAAGAGTATATTCATATGCCAGGGACTCAAAGACCTGCCCCAGGTTCTTCATGTCTCCCCGGTCCGGCGTCGCTGTCACCCCCAAGACCTTTGCATCTGGGAAATGTTTCAGCACTCTTTGGTAACTGTCTGAGATGCAGTGGTGCGCTTCATCAATAATGATGGTGTTAAAATAGTCTTCCGGGAACCGGCTCAGCCTGGTTTCCCGCATCATGCTCTGGACGGATCCAACTGTGATGCGAAACCAGCTCCCCAGGCAGGACTGCTCTGCCTTCTCCGTTGCACATCCCAGTCCAGTAGCTTTCGCGATCTTGTCTGCAGCCTGATCCAGAAGTTCCCCGCGGTGCGCTAGAATCAATACCCGATCGCCATGGCTTACACAGTCCTCTGTGATCTTGGCAAAAACAATGGTCTTCCCGCAACCGGTAGGAAGGACCAGAAGAGTTCTTCTGGTGCCGTTCTCCCATTGTTCAAAGACTGCTTCCTTTGCTTTTTTCTGATATGGTCTCAGTTCCATTAAAATTTCCCTGCCTCAAATTTCTTTTCCTCAAAGGGATAGATTTTTTTGATATGGTTGTACTTTTTGCTCGGGTCTTTCGGATCCGCATCGAGAGAAATCTGTGCGCGTCCCTTCAGTCCTGGAAGTGCCGGCCAGTTCATTTTCAGCTTTTCACCTTTCTTTTTCAGCCCTACGCCGCAGAACAGTTCTGATAACTTCCATTCCAGTTTTGTATGCAGAATATACCCTTCCTGGAT